AGTCTGCGATTACTCCATCCATGTCAAGATATACTGTCATTATACTGCCTCATTAATTAGTGTTTGTTCACCCAGACGTCCAAAGCCCATTGGCTCGACTACGTAACATATTCCTTCTGGTGTACGAATAACATCACCTACAGAAATAGAATGCATACGATCGAATCTTTCGATCTTTTCTTCTGGACCAATATTACCAATCTTGAATACTTCGTCAAGATCTTCAGCTTCGATAGCACAAACTTCTTTGTATGCTTTTAAGAAGAAGATTGGATCAATATCACCAGTAAATCTTGCTTCGAAGTTTAGTGCTGCTGCTTCAGCGTTTTCGCGAAGAAACTGCTTAGTAACCTGTAAAACCGTATATTTCATAATTAAGCTCCTCTTCCTAATTGTTGATATTATTATATCGCAGTTTTACTGGAATGTAAACCCCCTTTTTTCATTTTATTTGATTTTTATCGAAACATTTTTCGGCGGTCATATTCAGCCTTTGTTTTAATTAAAAGATCTACATAATTATCACGATGTTCTTTGAAGACCATTGGTTCATGGTTATCAACATCCATAATAATAACTGTATTAGTAATAGGCATGCCAGTACGTTCTTCAAACATAATGGCATAGCCTGACATTTGCGCAAAGTAGTTTGGGATCTTTTCTTTTTTCTTAGGCCACTTCGAAGTCTTAAAATCTACAATAGAAGGTACACCATCGAAATCAGCAATAGCATCGCATCGACCAGCAACGCCAAGGTGATCACTATAAAGAGGTACCTCAAGACCGTAGATTTTTCCAATCCGCTTGTCCAGAATAGGACGTAAGTTCTCGAGGCTTTGTCTAATGTGGAGGAGAAAGTCTTCAGTATTTTCATTTTTTAAATACCTTTCAATAATAGAGTGTACATGTGTACCTCTGTTTGCTGCACGCGTGCCAATACGATTGGCCTCATCTTCCCCTACCCTTTTTCGCCATTGTAAAATAGCTTCTTCATTAATAATGCTTAAGACTGTAGTAATGCTAGGATAACGATTACCGTTAGGAGCAAGGTAAGTCCTGCCAGATGGCTTTGTATCTGCAACGAGATCATCATATCCCAAATCGATTTTTTCATGTATAAACCTCATACTTTAATTGTGTTTCCCCTTCCGGATGTTTTTTTAATTTGTTTCATTTTATCCTTAAATCCATCAGGTACTTTGCTATGAAGTGTACCAACACCTGTTACAATCTTAGGCGTACTTAATACTTTAACAATATCCTCATCTTCTAACATAGGTGCTAGTTCATGGAAATTGCAATTTACATCCCATTCTTCGCCAGTAGAAGTTCTACGCAGTGTGTAGGTTGGCACTGATCTTTTCCTTTACGCATTTTATTTGAGTTTCTAAGTACTTAACAGCTTCTTCTACATTATAAGGATAATCCAGTCTTTGAACCATATTAGGCCCAATCTTAGATTTTTCAGTTTGTAATTCAGTAATAAGATATTCCATTTTATCTAAATCAAGCATAAGCATTCTCCATAATATTAAACCAATCCGGTACTGGACGTTTTGTCCAAGCCATCTTAAACCGTTCCTGTTTAGTTTGGTAAAATGCCTGGTAGGCTTTTACCGGATCACCTAGTGCAATACATTCTGGATTAGAATTCATGGCAAGTTTAAATTCTGTCATAGGACCTTTTGGAAGATTGCGTGGATGATTTTTTAGAGGCCATAGGTGTACACGTTCGCATTTGTGAATCTTACCATATCTGTATGTATATTCCTTGCAGAGAGCATATAGATGTTCCCAGTGCCAGTCATAGTTATCACTAGATTCCATTGTCCATACAGTGCACGGATGACGTTCATGAACATTGCACATAAGAATTAATTCCATTTCAAGGTCATCAGCACCATCATATAGATCATAATACTTGATCATACGTTTACCAGATTTAGATGGTTTAAGTCGCATCTTACCATCTAGCAATCGATGTACTGTCGATAGCATCTGAGCTGATTCTGTAATCATTTTGACTACATGCTTGTCACACTGCATTTGTGCAGCAACTACTGGATCTTTATCTAATACAAATATGTTCATAATACCCTCATTATACCGTATATTAGTCTTGAAGTAAACCCGGAAAAGTTTCTTTTACCAAAGCTTTAGTAATACCAGCTGGTTTTTCTTTATTCACCATATCGATTACAAGCTGTGCATCTTTAGGATGTACACTTTCGATAACGCTAATAAAAATAGCTTCACGTTTAAATGGTGGTAGCTTATCACCTGGACCTCCTTTAACAAAATATTTAAACTGCTTATTCTGTCCAATTAGGTTACTAGGATGATTGTGCTCTTCTGATGCAGTATATGGTGGTGATCCTGGTGGAAGATTCCATACTACATTTTTATCCATTGAACCACGGATAATATCTTTTAATGCCCATGTTTCATTTTCTTTTAAGATCTTAATCTTATCTTCTTTCTTTGAGGCTTTTTGTACTTCTTCTAATACCTCGAATACATATTGTTTCATTAAACAAACTCCTGTACACTTTCAATTAGTCTATTCATTCTTTTTGCAACAAGATATGGAAATACTTTAGCTTTATTTTCTACTGGATCTTGTTGTTCATAATTATCTATAATTAGTGTTTTTAGATTTTCTGGTGTCTTAGTAAGATCAATCAGAGTTTCATTACGCTGATAGTTACGATACCAAGATGCTGCATAAAGTAATTCACCTTCAGATAAATCTTCTATTATAGATTGCATTTTCTTTTTCGAAAGAGGTGTTTGCCTACGTCCTTCAACCAGTACATCATCATCTGATAGTACATTTGGTATGCCATCTCCAGTATCACCTCTTAGTATTTTCTCTTTTAGATTAACACGAGGATTATCATCTACAACTTGTTTCTTTAAGAGTGGTGACCATTGTTTTACATTTTTATATTTCTGAAGCTGTTTGAAATCGCCATCGGATGATACAATCATTACATCTTCATAATTGCCAAATTCTTGTGTACGTTCTACAAGAGTACCAATAATATCATCTGCCTCACAGCCTTCTAGATGAATAACTTTGTATGGAAAGTTTTCACGTATTTCGTCTTTAATGGTATGCATAATACGGAATGCTTCATTCCAATCGAATGTAGATTTCTCACGATCTTTTCTACGGTTACCTTTGTACTGAGGAAAGTATGAACGGCGCCAATTATTCGCGCCATCGCACGCGAGAATTACTTCACCATATTGATCCCTAAATTTCTTATTGTACATACGCAAAGAATTCAGAGTCATATGACGTACCATAGCTTCATCTAAGGTTTTATGTATAAGGATAGATGCTAAGCATATACCACTAAAGTCGACTATAATCATAATATCACCTACAGATTAAATTTAATATTTGATTCATATTTTGCCATATCGAATTTTGCTAACATTTTGATTAATTCTGATTTATCATTTGCATAAAACCGATAGACTGTATTTCCGCCACCTGAATCAAAATTAGATACTAGCTTAACCGAAACTTCGAATCGCTGACATGTCTTTAGTAGTTCGGCAGGAGGATATTCGCCGTCGATATCCAATTGTACAGTGTAAGTCATAATATATCCTTTTCCTAATTGTTAGAGTATTATACCATAGTTAGCCATGGATGTAAACCCACTAATTCTATTTCATTTGGAAAAATTTGGGATTTACAAATGGAGTAAAATCCGGTATAATAAGCTATGGTTACGCAGGGGATAGAATACCCAACTACGTTTTTCTTACATGGTTCGAATGTATTTTACAGCCGATAAACTCATTAAAGTAATCGTCGGTTAAAAGCACATCATTTTCGAATTGTAACTTAGCTTCATAATAAGACATTTCGCCTTTACTTACACAGAGCCTTAGGATTTCTCTTTTGTAATTATCTGGCCCTTTTTGTTCAAGCAGTAATTGAAATTTCTTATTAGATCCATAATATTTTCGCCAGTCAGATTCAACTCTGGTTTTGATTCGTCTAGTTCTTTTACTATTTTTTGGTAATATTTTAGGCCGCCAGAAGTTCTTTTTACCGATATATTTTTTATTTGTATCCAGTTCTGTGATAAGGTACACGAATCCCTGGTACTCTTCTGGTGTGTCGTCGAAAGGTTTATCATTATAATACCACATATAGTTATTTACACAGATCTTCGTATCTTGTAGTATAAACCCTATGTTTAGATAAATCTCTACCTAGATAGCCTGGTACTTTTTCTTTTTTATTTAAATATTTTTGGAATAATTTAATTAAAATCTTCATATTCTAATTCCTCTACTTCTGCTCTACGTCCGCAGATGGCACAAAATTCAGGAGCATTATTAGATTCTACTAAAACTATAGTAACACTATAGCACTCTTCACATTCTATTCTGTACTCATTTTCCACTGGCAATCTTCTCCAATATCTCTTTTTTTCTAGTATTAGATGCGGTAAACCATTCCCGAATCTCTTCA